TTCTCCCAAACCAAGGTTTTCGAGAGCTGTTTTCACCGTGCCATCCGATTTGATATCGCCAAACGGATTCTTGCGGCTTAACAGCAGCGCACGAAGCGCGGTAAGCAGCTGGTCATGCCGCCCCTTCTCCAGGCTGGCACCGGATGCCTCCACAACGCTGCAAAGCTCCTCCTGCAACATGTCAAAGTAGTCATCATCCAGATCGGTGGCAGGCGTGCCGGTCTGGGGGTTACCACGGGTAAAACCGTTCTTACCCGCGCCGAACTTATCCTTCTGCGCGGTTTTCGTGTCTATACGATGCATGGATTACTCCGGATATTTAAAAATCACATAGGTATGCGACGGGCAGAGTTTGTTAAGAACACACTCGACAACGGTGTCCCCCCAGAAGCGCAGCGCGGAATCACAGGGATCGCCACATGTCATCCAGGTGGTGTTGGTGGCGGCTGGCATGTTGACCTGCCAGTAATACCGCCATTCCGGCGCATTCACCGCGTCAGTACAGGCAGATGAGCAGGTGAACGTGCTTTTGTCGTATCGCGTGATGGTGGCGTCTGGTCTGCCCAGGGCAGCAAGCTGCGCAAGGTAAAAATCCTCATTGATGCCGCCCGCCAGGTTAACCTTCGCATCCAGCCGTTGCTGACGCTGGCGAAGGGTCTGTGTCCCTGCCGGAATACATTCATCCGGCAGGCCGCACAGACGCTCCCAGCGGTTTATCAGTTCGGTGGTGGTGCGCGGATCCAGCTCCTGCATCAGGGCATCCGCACGCTGATGAACACGGGTTAATGACGGTGCCGCACCGGCAATCGCCGGATCGCTGGCTGACCACGCCGGACCGGGCGGCAACAGTGCTGACAACAGACGGATGTAATCATCGTTTGTCACGTCCATGAAATCGCCCCCAGAACCGCCAGTTCATTTTTCGCAATGGTGATATTGTCCGCCGGTGCAAGCAACTGATGGCTGTATTCCCCGTTCGCACCGGAAATCGCTTCACTGATACGTGACACCTTCAGTTCTCCCTGCGGATAACCATCACGCAGCAGGAACGAACGCAACTCCGCGGTGATGGCAGCCCGTATTTCCGGTGTGTCCGGCGTCACACGGATATGAAAATCCACCGTATGTGCCACCGGCCTGAACACATACAAATCAGAGCCTGCCACCGGGGCCAGTGGCCCGATATGTTGTCTTGCCGCCGTTTCCGTTGATTCTTCCGGAATGGGATTAATCAGGTCACTGCTGGCAATCATCACACCGACAGTCCCCGTTCCCATCCAGTGTCGGTATGTCCATGCGCGGGTAATGCCAGGCACTTCTTTAGCCCAGACGACATAGTCCCCGTCAGCCCCGCCCTGCGGCGTCCAGTAATACCGCTCAATGACGCGGGCGCGCCACGTTTCCAGCTCTTCAGTATCAAATCCGCCTGTCAGGGTGTCAGCCACACCGGAAGACGGCAGACCATTCACCGGCGTGACCAGGATTAATGCCGTACCGTCGTCAGCGTTACCGACCGCACCTGCACTTGAGCAGGCGATCGGCACGCGCAGGACACCACCGGAGCTGATTGCATCGTCAGTTGTCGTGTACTGCACCAGGTCATCGCGCTGAATAACACTCCCGGCAGTCACCTTCAGGCCATCGCTGACACCTTCCCAGCGCATATACCCGCTGGCAACCGTGGCCCCCTTGCGCGGACACCGTTTCATCGCAGCATGTCGCGCCAGCCAGGACTCATCGCACAGGTCAGGCAGCATATTCATTGCCAGATAATCGATGTAACCGTAGACCGTATGCAGCGCCGCCGCATACACCTTTGCCCGCACGTCTTCATCCATGCGCCGGAGCGTGTCGCTGACGTCCAGCCTGGCGAATAAATCGTTACGGAGCATACTGATATTTTCTGCCAGCGTCGGGCGCTGAAATTCACTGTCCGCCATGCGTTATCGCACTCCACAGATCATCAAAAGAAATCATTACTGGTCCATCACGACGCCAGAGGGTGATACTGTTACCCAGCTCATTAATCCCGGTGCGGCGGATATCCAGATCAATACGGGACACCACGCCGTCATCAGTCATCCATTGCAGGCATTCGCGGATATATCCCCTTACCGTCTGCACCAGCTGATTGGTCAGTTTGCTGCGCTGAAGCAACCACAGTCGGGAGCCGTAACGGTCATTCTGTACCGCAGGCCAGGTATCCCCCCACCATCCCATCGGGACGTCGGCATTGTCATCAGGCTCCGCCCGCCGCCAGGTGAACAGGGAAATCACCACGGCGCGGGTCAGCGGATCCAGCGGTGCGCTGGCGCAGGTGCGTTTACCGTTCACCGTCAGCCACAGTTCCATCATGCCTCCATCGCTTTATCAGGTTTGTCGGTGTTACTGCCCTGACCGTTCTCTCTGTGACGATGCCCGTTATAGGCAAGCCGCATCGCTGACATGGTGGTGCCGCCGGAGTCGCACAGGTCTTTCACCTGTCCGGTCACTTCCAGATCCATTTCAAAACGTGCTTCAGGTGCATTGCGAAACGTGATCGTTTTCCCTGCACCGTCCACCACGATCCCCTCCCGGGTCAGCGTCACAGACTGCCCCTGATCGTCATAGACAGCCACCTCACCCGTTTGCAGCCCTTTCAGGCGGTAGCGCCGGTCCGACACCGTAACAACCACCGCATGAGAACGGTCGCCATCCGGAAACAACACCACCGCTTCCGCACCGCTGTTTGCCCTTGCGGTAAAACCGTAGGGTTCAAGATGTTCAACCCCGGCTTTGGGTTCACCGGCAATCAGGGACACATCCACGGTCTGACATTTCGTGGCGGCACTGATGCTTTTCACCACTGCCCGCCCAATCAGGCCGAGAAGTTGTCGCTGCATGGCTTCAATCGTCCTCATCAGAACGGGTCCTCCTGTACTCTGGCTTTTTTCTTTTTCCGCGCGCCGGGGGCTTCGGGTTCAGGCAGATAAGCATCAGGCGGGCCGACACGGATTTCCGTCAGGGTGCCGTTCTGGTCCTGAGTAAACGTGACTTCCGAGACAAGCAGTTCGGTATTGTCGAAACCACAGACCGGATCGAAGACAATCACCCGCTGGTTGGGCTGCCACAGCGTACCGTTACCCTGTCGCCAGCCCTGCACCACATAGGTGGTTTCATCCGTCCGCGCCGCCTGTTTTCGGGCTTCAAAGTCAGCACGCGCAATACAGCCTGCCCCCGTGGCCTGCCCTGTCTGCCTGATATACATCGGACGGTAACGGGCAATAAATGCGTCCTCTGTGCGGGCCCGCAGCGCGGTGGTGGTGGCCTCACCGAAATCATCGTCGTTTCCGGCACGCTGCCCCGCCACCTGGTAAACAGAAAACCGCTCCCGGATACTCTTCTCCGTATCACAGGAAAGGATGTTTTCCCCAAGTACCAGCGCGGTATGTGCCCGCGTTGAGCCAATACCGCCAATCACCAGCCTGCCGTGCGGGTCGTCGTAAGCCAGCGCCTGCTGCTGACCGAGTATTTTGTTGATTACCTCAATCACCGTTTCACCGTGATCAGGCTGAACATCAGGAATAACACCCGACGGCGCACCGCTGTTCACCACCTCAATGCCGAAAGGCGCAGCAAGCGCCTGCGCAATCTGCACCAGCGAGCGTCCGTTAAACTGTGTCGGTTCGGCTGCACAGTCAATCAGGTCAGCCGTCAGACTACGTCCGGCAATACCGGTGCTGACCGAACGGGCATCGTAACGAACGGGAGTCGCCTCCACCCAGCCGGTGATCACCAGCTCATCACCAATCAGCACTTCCACTTTTGAACCGTTTTTAATGCGCGGCTGAAGCGTGGTGATACCCTCATCTCCCGGCCATTGGTGAGTGATCTCCACACTGAAATCCCGCGCCAGCCGTTCAATACCGGCACCGATGCGCACCGATGTCCAGCCATTCCACTCCCGGCCATTTACCCGTAGCGTGACATTGTCGTTCATTGCACTGGCACCTTCAGAGGGATCACCGGCACAAAGCCGGGATGCGTAATGGCATTACGCCGGATAATGTCCGCGTCACGCGCCGCGTTATCAAACCAGGTCGCCGCCAGCACCAGCGCGGGTAAAACCTCATCCGGCGTGCGCTGAATGATCCGTGCAGACTGTTCAAGGCGCGTGTTGATATCCGCATTCAGATCTGCTTTCACCCGGCGCAGCGCCAGAAACAGCGCATCACTGGTTGTACGGGACAACTCCTTATCAATTGCCGTATTCAGTGTGTCGCGAATGTCGGTCAGTTCTTCCCACGTTGGCAGGTCAACCGTGTTTTTCACCGCCGGTGCATTGTTCAGTGCCGGATGCGTGACAGAAGGCCAGCCGGTGCTCTGCGCGGGTGTTGTTGACTGCCCTACTGTGGCATTCTGCATCACCGCGGAAGTTGTGGGCGCAGGCAATCGTGTGACGGCATACGCCGCTTCGCTGATTGCGGTCGTACGAAGGGTGCTGGCAACCACGTTACGCTGCTGCGTCGCCGTGGCGGTAGTTTTACTGTCCGTTTTCCAGACGCCGCGCGGTTGCAGATCGCTGCCGAGGCTGACACCGGAAAGCGTTTTGATCATGGTGACCAGGTCGCTGGCGTTACCATAAAGGCGTTTCCCGGTACGCCACATTTTCTGCACCTGCTCAACGAAATTTTTGCCTGACGATGGTGGCGGCAGAAGTACCGAGATATCCCCCTGCAACAGCCTGGCGGCATCCGATACGGCAGAATCCACCACTTTCATCGCATCAGAAACATACCCAAGCATTGTGCTGGCATTACCGACGACGTCGTTCTGCACAAAATCTGCCACGCTATCGATACTGAAACCACTGAAGCTGTCACTGATGCAGTCATCCAGTGCAGAACAGGATGACATCAGCGTCTGCGCCGTCGCCGCACCTGAAGTGGGGTAAGAGAGTTCTCCCGCTTCGACAAACTTCAGGTCAAAGCGGACAATACGCCCTTCACTCTTCGATGTGCTGACCCGAACTTCCCCGTCAACACAGACTTTCAGCTCACCGTAAGTCGGATGGACAAGCGTGCCGGGACCGGGTTTATTCAGCGCGTCAATCAGGCGATCGCGCTGGTCAAAGCAGTCATCTCCCACCACATAAGCTGTGATGGACGGGCGGAAAGTGATTTTCCCCAGGTCTTCGGTATAGGGTTTGTCGCGGTTCGGGTATTCGTGCGTTTCCACACGACGACCGGTTCCCGCACTTTCTTCTTCAACCTTAAACGGCACACCGCGAAATGACGCGTCCTGAAGTCTGTCTTTCCACGTCATATAAACTCCGTACATAAAAAATCCCACCGGAGTGGGACTCATTAACAGATTAATTTTTCATTACCTGCCAAAGCGCGTATAGCCAACATCATGGCTGACATCAAAACCGCTGGATCGCGTTTCCATAACCCGCATACCCGGAGGCGAATTCACAAAAGAGACCTTGATCTCACCATCAACTTTTGGCGCAGAAGCTTTGTTAATCATGAAGGGATTCGGGCCTGTGGCACCGGAGGCGTTGTTTGACTGAGCCGGATCTACCGCCTGATAAGGTGTGTATCCCCGTGCCGGTATTCCCGTCCCATAAGCATCATAAGCACCCGCGCCCCACTGCGCAGAGTTAATGGCATCGACCGTGTCACCGGAACTGTCGGTAAACCACTCAATAATTGGCTTCAGTTTGTCCCACATATCCTGAAACCACTTAACAACCGGTCCCCAGTTATTGATTACCATCCCCAGCGGCGACCAGGCAAAAACCTTCTTCAGAAGTTCCCGGCCAGCCTCAAAATAAGGACCAATGGTTTCCCAGAGCTTCTTGAAATAAGGTCCGACAACATCCCAGTTAGTGATAATTAATCCCGCAGCCAGGGCTATCGCCGTCGCAATCATTCCAATCGGCGTCATCGACATGATCCTGCTGACAATACTGATGGCACCGCCAACGCCCATCAATCCCAGTTTCAGAATCGCAAGACCGGCAGCAAGCCCGACGACGCCGCGAATAACCCGGGGATTTTCATCCGCAAACTTCGTGAATTTTTCCCCTAACTCCCCCAGCCATTGCGTGATATTTTTGGCGTCACCAGAAAATGCGCCGCCAATAGCCGCAAGGCCGTTAGTTGCGGTCCCCGTCATTGCCTCCCACAGGTTGGACAGCGTACCAAGCTGGGCCTGAACACGTTTATTCAGGCTGGCCTGTTTATTCATCTTCTGCTGGATCTGATCGTAGCCATCCTTTCCTTTATCGATTAGTGCATTGACCACCTGAAGGGTTTCGGCATCATCACCAAATATTGCCTTAAGTACACCTGTTCGCTTAACGTCGGTCAGTTTTCGCAGCTTTGCCAGTTGCCTGAACATGTTATCAAGACCGCCAAAACTTCCTTTGCCGTCAGTAAAATCGAGCTGTACCCCGAGTTTCTGGCGGGCCATGATTTTATTGACGTCCCTGATTTTCTTAACGCTTAATCCGGACTGGATAACTTTTCGCAGGGCGTTACCTGCCGACTCCCCGTTCATCCCCATCTGATCCATCATGACGCTGATGGGGGCAAGGCTCTGTGCAGCCTGAAGACCGTCCTTGTTCACCATCTTCAGAACAGAGCTGGTTTTAGTGAAGAAGGACAACATGTTGGTATCGTCAACACCCAGATAAAACGCCTTCTGGATAGTGTCGAACAGCCCCATCATGTCTTCTGACGCCGTTCCGGTAGCATCCTGCATCTTTGCAGCAAACTCAGCAGCCGCTTCCGGTGTTTTTTTCAGTTGTACCGCAAGATAAGCTGTCGCTTTACCCACACCGCCAAGAATGTTTTCTGCCGGGATCCCCTGACGCACCAGCATCTGCATCATGTTCTGGAAATCAGCCGTTGTACCGGGTAGCTGGTTACCCAGGCCAATAGCCAGTTTATTGATGTCCTGAAAGCTCTTTCCGACCTCGCCGTTCGCATCCATCATGGCGACTTTCAGCCCGGTGGCGGCGTTTTCCTGATCGGCATAAGATTTCAGGGAAAGCGTCAGACCCGCTGCCAGTCCGCCACCAAGCGCCAGCCCACCCTGTGACGCTTCTTCCGCCTGGCGTTTAAATCCCCGGATTTTCTTTTGCATTTTCGACAGCGCGGGAGAAAGCCTGTCGACACCGGTGATCAACGCCTTAAGCTCAAATTCAGCCATGTGTGCGTTTCTCCTGCTCTATCCTGTTTGCCTGACTGACCAGCAAGGGAATTTCACTGATCGGCATATTCAGCAATTCGAAGGGATTAATGCGCCAGTAGCTGGCGCAGTCAAAGAAGCGATCAGTGAGGTATTCAGCCGTCAGGCCTGGAGGAAAAAACCAGCCACAAGCCACGCCGCTGCATTCAGATCTGCCGGAGACATCTGGTCGACAGAGCTTTGCGGCACTTTCGCCAGCCGCACAATGTATTTCGACACCACATGCGCCAGAAGTCTGACGGACTCATCCTGATTCATCTGGTAGGGATACCCCAGCTCGCGGACATCCTTCCCGGTGGGTTCATCAAACTCCAGTACGGAGAGTGTCTCACCATGAGCGATAATCGGTTTCTTTAACTCAAGCTCTTTCATTACTGGTAATCCCCTTCTTCACCGTGGAACTCAAGATCAACCGTGCCTTCTTCGGCATTATGGTTCGCTTCTCCGTGCAGCCAGGCGGACGACAATACATAGACCTGACCGTTCGCCAGCTCGGCAGTGATGGTCATCTCATCAGACGAGGTGATTTTGCTCACCGGAAAATTCTTCGGCACCTTGAAGGTCCCTTTGACATAAGGCGCACGGTGAGTTTCCTTGCGGTCCACTGAACCGTCCAGGCCGATGATGTCATCATTGACCGTCCTGTTCATGGGCACCTCAATGCCGCCGGTCAGCGATAGCTGCTGACCGTCAATTTTGAAATAACAGGTTCCCCCGATACGGGCCATTATGCAGACTCCTCTGAATACTGAAGACGGAACTGATTAACCACGGCAAAGACACGCAGCTGGTTAACATAGTCAGGCGGGAACAGCGTGTTCAGGCGGTTCGGATCGCTGGCATCACGCTCCACAACCAGGTACTGCTTAAACAGTTCGTAGTTTTCCACGATCCCCGCACGCTCAAGCTGACGGTAGGTTGCCAGCAGTTCCCCTTTGATCACCGCCGGGGTGACAATCGCCTGACCGGGACCAAAGCGGGTACCGTCACTGGCAAGCTTGTGACGCCCGTACTTACTGGTAATGACGGATTTCAGTTTGCGCAGTACATACGCGCTGGTATGCAGCGTCTCACTGTCGAGGTAACTGTTATCCGCAACCCCGTAAGCGTTTTTCCTGTACGTGGTGACATCACGCTGAATGCGTAGTACCCCGCTTTCGACATACGCCGTTGCCACGCCATGAGACAGCAGGGTCTGTTGTTCGGTCATCGTGAACCGTTTCCCCTTCGGCGCAGGCAGCATACCCACCAGCTCACCGGTCTGCGTGGGACGTGCCGGATCGTTGCGGATAAACACCGCTGCGCGGGCGGTACGGCTTGCCGCCAGCTCGTCGGCAGGCGTCTGGGTCTCTTTTTCGTACCCCGCCAGGGTAATGTGCTGCTGGTTAAACTGGTCACCTGCGGTCACCAGTTCTGACAGCGTGCCGATCTTTGCCGTATACACATGACCATACAGCTGACGCGCATAGCTCCAGCGACCGCTGGTATCGTTCATCTCGGTCACCAGCGTGTTAACGGAGGCCGTGTCGTTGAACGGCAGGCCGATATAATCAAACGGCTCATCCGCCATTGCAGCCACCGCGCCGGTGAGAACCGGAGCACCCGTTCCGGCGGTACCCGTCGCCACGGCAATCTGTACGCCCGCTGGCAGCACTTCGCCCCCACCAAAGCCGTAGTAATTGAGGCTGACAGGAATTTCATTCCCGCAAAGCCCCTTATGACGCGCGGTCAGTGTGACCACGCCTGCCGAAGATGAGGCAGTAAACGGCAGGGTCGGAACGGCATTGATGGCATCCTGGATACTGCTGGCAATCGTCGCAACGTTATCGCCGTTGGTCACCGGTGCCTGCACGCGGGTACGTCCCACATAAACATTCACCGTGCCGGTTTCGGTTGCCGCGCCGGTCACCGTCAGCGTAACCGTTGCCGCCGCGCCCGTGGATTCAGGAACGGCAATCACATACAGCTCGCCAAACGGGTCGGTCTGGCGATAAGCCTCGACCATACGCGCCAGCTGACTTCCCACACCACAAATATGGCGTGCATAGTCTGCCGACGGCATCAGTACCAGACTGTTGGCAACAATCTCTGCACCGTTATTGGCATGACCAATCAGCAGCGATGCTCCGCTGTCCTGTGCAGTATTCGCCGCCTGATTATCCATTTCCGCATAAAACAGCGGAACCAGCGTATTCGACGGAATGGTGTTAAAGCTTATCGTCATCGGTGTTCACCTTTTTATTCACGCGCCGGATATCACCCGCTACTTCACGGCGCAGCCAGTAGTTGTTCTCGTCAACATTTCGCCCTTCGGCGGGCAAAAGGTCGCCGCGGGCAGGGTCAGGAACTGACCGCCCTTTAACAGGTTTGACAAACATGAGGATCCTCAGGAAGGAAGGGTTATTTCGGTGTGATGTTCGATATCGCCGTCAGGCCCGTTACCGGGCTCGAGATAATCAACATCAATCGCCAGCGTTTGCAGTTCATCCAGACTGTTCAGATCATCCTGCTGGCGGGTATCGTCTTCAGTCAGCTCGCTGATGACCGAAAAATCGAACTGATAAATCAGCTCATGACGATTCAGATCCAGCAGCGTGCCGCCGTCATAGGTAATCGGGTTACCGCACGCTTCCGGGTTCCAGCCCAGCAAGGCCTTAAAGAGCATCTGCCGGACATCGTCCACCACATCATACGAGGCAAACTGACCGCGCTCATCACGCCCGTTACTTAGTATGACAACCACGGAGAAGCCCTCTTTCAGCTCCTGCCAGTAGTCGGTCTGGCTTTTGTTTTCTCCCGGAGAGTCATCACCCGGTACCACATACGCCGCCGGGAGTCTCAGCTTTCCGACCTCCGGCAGATTTTTGAACTGTGCCGCGCCTGCCACCCGGTTTTCAAAATACGGGCAGCGGGCACGCAGCGCAGCAATAACAGGCGTCAGTTTCATCTGTGTCGTCGCTCCGGCTTCAGTGATTTACGCAATTCCCGCGCCAGAAAATAGCGTGTCCAGCTGCGGTTCTTTTCAAGAGTTTCCACCATGAAGTTATTACGTGGAGCCAGTCGCCAGCCGCTGCCACCGGATGCACCACGATGATGACTACGACGACGTTTTGCTCCTCCCCGGACACCAAAAAACAGAAATGCCGGATAGAAGTCACCAGAGATCATCCGGTTCCCCTTCCCGTTGCGCTGGTTAGGGGCAATGCGTGTCATAAAACCGGCTCGCTTTTTACTGGCTCTCGGCACCATATAACCAATCGAACGAGCCAAGCGTCCGGTCTGATAACCGGGGTTTTCACCTGGTGCCGACCGCGCACGGCGCATCACCAGCCGACGGGCATCACGCATATGACGCTGCCCAATCGTGACAAACGCCCGCCGGACACGGGCGCGGTTAAAGCGCATCTCGGCGGGCTGCTGAACATCAACGTGAAAAAAGGGAGTCGCCATTGCTGCCTCCGTGACTCTGCCTACATTCGCCCAGCTCCGTACACTCCAGCAGCAGAAAGCGCCGCGCCCCGTTCAGATCACGCTGACGTTTCACCCGGTACACACTGTCATCACAGACCACCTCATAATCAGCAGTGATCCCCCGGCGGTAACGAATGGTGATGTAATGGGTGATGGCGTCCCCGGTCTGCGCGGTTTCCTGCCAGGTGGTGGCACTGGTCTGGATAACCTTCGCCCATGTCCGGAACGTAACCGGGTATTGAGGCTCCACGCCAAAGTTATCCGCGGGCATATCCACCCGCTGGCGGATCAGGACGCGTTTATTCAGTTCACCGGGGTCCGGCAGAATGTAGGTTGCGCTGGTCTGCGCCTGACGAATTTTCATTGCGGAAAGTACCTGTACGGGCCGACAAGCCAGCCAAAACTCTGCGGCATGTCGAGTTTCTCCACTTCCGTAACCGACGAGCGGTTTTCGTAAAAATGGCTGATAAGCATCAGCATCCCCAGACGAATATCATCCGGCAGGTGCAGCCCGTCCGGATCGCTGTCCGGAATGGTTTCATCCGGTGCATAGAGCTTCCGGTTCAGATACGTTTCCGTCCGCTTTTGTGCCGCACAGGCCAGCAGTTGCAGATGGCGGTCATCAGCATCGAAATCCTCATCCAGCCGGAGTTGGGCTTTAATCTCTTCCATTGTCAGAAGCATACTCAGCCCTCTTTACTGGTCGTGGCTTTTTTCTCTTTTGCCGCTTTACTGCTTTTTGCACTGATTCCGCGCTCTGCTAACCCGGCCTGAAGTGCAATCTCCTGCACCCGGGCAGGAAGTTCCCCGTCGTCATACTCACCGGCCCGAATGACCTCAACACGCATACCGTCCGGTGACCATTTCAGATCTTGTTTCAGGATCATGATTCTTCACCCGTCAGAACAGGGGGCGCGGTTCCGCGCCCCTGAGTGATTACGCCGCTGCAATCTTCAGCAGTTTGATGGCCTGCGAATCGACCAACATCCCGCCGGTGCGCTTGGTGGTATAAAAACCGACAAACGGTTTATTGGTGTACGGGTCACGCAGAATGCGGGTGCCGATACGGTCAACGATGGTGTAACCCCGTTTGAAGTTACCAAATGCAATGGCTTTCGCATCAGCGGCGATATCCGGCATCTGTTCGTTTTCAGCGATACCGTAACCCGCCAGAGAGGACGGCTGCCCCAGTTCCAGCCCCGGACGCCACAGATAGTTACCCTCGCTGTCTTTAAGCAGACGGATGGCAAACAGGCTGTTGTTGTTCATCATGAACTTCGCGCCAGTGCGGTGTGCCTTACGCAGCGTGTAAATCAGTTTGATAATGGCGTCTGCGGTCACCGCCGTCGCTTCGCCGGATACAATATGCTGAAGTTTGCCGAACGCCCGGACCTTATCGGTTTCATCCGTGGATTCATACGCCAGGAACCCTTTCGGCTTCTTGGTACCATCGCCGGTAGTAAAGGCAATTTCTTCCTGTTCGGCAAATTCGGTTGCCAGCTCGCTGTTGATCCATGCTTCCACGTTGAAAAAGGCATCATCCAGCATTTTCTGGGTGGCCTGCGGGTTACCGTAGATTTCCCCCATGAAAGGTTCAATCAGGCCCAGTTTTGAGGTGGCAGTCTGGGAGCGCGCGTCAGTCTCGCCAACCCATCCGGAAGCCGTGCCGCCCAGATTCACCAGTTTTTTGTAGTCGGAACCACCAACGGTGATCACCGTGGCTTCCTGGCGCATCACCACTTCATCTTTCAGCAGGGTGAGAATGTTGCGATCCAGTGCTTCCGGCACGGCATAGCCGCCGTCTTCATCGGTGCCCACCTGTAATGCCTTGCGCTCCAGATCGCGCAGACCATCTTCACGGCCTTTACGCAGGAAGCCCACAAACGCTTCTTTATGCTCGGTGGCCAGTTTATTTTGCGCACCACCTGCCGGACGTTTCAGCTCAAGCAGCTCTTTTTCAAGATCGCTTTTGAGGTTTTCCAGCTCGCTGAGTTTCCCGTTCAGGGTTTCCACCTGCCCGGCAAGTTTGCCTTTTTCCTGCTCAATCGCATCCACGCGCTTGTCGTTCTTTGCTTTGAAGTCGTCAAACTTCTGCTGCAGCTCCTGCGCGACCTGTTCGACATCTTTAATATCAACCGCCATCGTATTTCTCCTGATTAGAAGTTCAGATTTTTCAGTGCATTCAGTGCAGAGCCCACATCCTCAGCGTCGCGCAGGGACAGTGCGCCATAGCCCCCGGCCATGAATGCTTTGGCCTGGGTACGGGAGAGTCCGACATCACGCAGGACTCTTTCGATTTTTTTCTGTTCGGGGATTTCCCCGCGGGCCAGTGCGTTCTTGACGTCGCTGATCCGCGCCTCGTCGTTAGACGGGAACGTCACCAGGCTGACTTCCCAGAGGTCGATTTCTTTCAGCAGAAAGGCTTCTTTGCTCCGGTCGTATTCCCAGTCTTTCAGGACGTACCCAATAGAAAGGCCGGTTAACGAACCGGCCTTCATGTGTGCATGTGCGCGTTTTGCGAGGGGATCATCATCAATGAGCAACCGCCCCCTGACGTAAAGCCCGACATCGTCTTCCTTCATTTCGGTGTAAACACCGATGGGCTCATCCATGCGGTGCTGCCAGAGCAGCGCAGGTAACGCTTTTCTGTCACTCCACGTCCGCAGGGAAGCGGCAAATGCCCCTGACATCACCACATCATCGTGGCTGTCCTTTACACCAAAGACGGAGCCATACCCTTCAAACTCACCGGAGTCACTGACAGATTTCAGACTCAGCGGTACATCAAGACGTTGTTTCGTCTGCATTGGCGTTATCCTTCTGCTTACCGGCTTTACTGCCATCGGAGGGTTTCGTGGTCATGTTCATCGGTGTGAGATAGACATCACCACCGGGACGCGGATTCATATCTTCCAGGTCGCGGCAGTCATTGGGAGAGTAAATTCCCCAGTTGATCCCGGTAGCGTAGGCTTCAAAACGGGACTTCATATCCCCGCGCAGTAAGGCCCCGGCGTTAAATTTGGCGTAATAAACGCCCTGCTTACTTTTTCGTACCAGTCCGGTGTTGATCCGCTGCTCAATGCGGGTCAGATACGGCACCAGTGAATAGTTGATAAATCCCAGCCCCAGCTCTTCGATATTGTTGAAGGTGGCGCGATCGGTGTTCTGCACCATGTGCAATGGCACCCGGAACAGACGACAGATTTCTTCAAGCTGAAACTTGCGGGTTTCCAGGAACTGGCTGTCCTCGGCGTTCAGCGCCATCGACTTCCAGTCCAGCCCCATCTCAAGGATCATCGGGCGGTGAGCATTGCCAAGCCCGGTGTGACGCTCCTCAAAATCTTTCTTCAGGCGCTCGTAAGCCTGATCTGACAGCGTCTGCTCTGTACGCAACACACCCGACGTCACCGCACCATTGCTGAACAGTCTGGCCCCGTGCTCTTCGGTCGCTGCCGCCAGCGATATTGCCTCGCGGGCATAGGCGATGGGATTCAGCCCCACCAGTCCGTCCAGCGTCAGCGTACGCACATGCCAGATATCCTCCTGGCTCAGTACATCCGTGGAGCCATCCGGAAATGTGACCTGATAGACCGGTTCCCAGCTACTGTTAAGCTTCGGTACCACACAGCCGGGATCGACGGGCAGCAGTTCAGCCACTTCGCCAAATGCTTTCACTTTGTAGGCGTAAAAGTTTCCCCTCAGGCACAGACAGGTGACCACCAGCTCCCAGAACTCCTGCGGCGTCATATAGCCATTGGGATGCGTGGAGATCAGCTTATGCAGACGTTCGCCGGTGGCTCTCTGCTTCAGGCTACCGTTCAGGTGATACAGATTGCAGGGCAACATCCCGACCGACTCTGCCAGCACTCTGACGCAGGAAAAAACCGCCGTCAGTCGCATGGCCCGCTGACTGCTGATCTGCTTTCCGGTATAGGTGTCATACGACAGCCCGATGGCATCCGCCAGCTCTGCTGGCGTGGTCACCGGTGCGTCACTTTTTCGTTGAAATAATCCCGAAAAGAACACTATTTACCTCCGCCGACAGACGACTGTGTACGGTCGAGATATCGCGCCACCAGCCACGACCAGAACAGGCACAGCGCCCCGGCAACAACAAAACCCGCCGGGGGATAAATCAGCCAGGCACCATACGCCAGCAAAAGCGCACCCAGCACGCCCACCAGAGGCGCGAGAATCAGCATGATCATAATTACCTCAGTTAAAGCGAGCGGATCCCGTAGGACTCAATGTGATCAGACAGCGTGTCTTCTTTCTCGTACAGCATGGCTCTGCCAACCGCCATAATCAGCGCAACTGCACCATCGATTTTGTTTTCCGCCTGCTCCTTGACGGGCTTCACCACATCATCGTTACCCGGAATGGTTTTGCCGACCACGTTGCCGATACACCAGGTCATGATGGGATTGCCGTCATGATGAAAGCGCCCCGATTCAATCGCCGCTTCCAGCTCTTTCATCGGATCGGACATGTTGGTGTAGTTCTGAATGATGGTGACGGGGTTCAGGTCTTCATCAGCAAGGTCATGTGACAGCCCGGTCGCCCCGAAGGGGTCGATAGGTGACTCACTGACCGGGCTGATTTTGTTCGCCGCTTTGGCCTCTTCGAGGATGTAGCGATAATCCACCTCCGCACCATCGGTAACGGTCAGAACGCCCATTTTCACCCATTTCTGAAAGCGTTCGGCTGTCCGGCGATCTTCATTTTTCTCGACGCTGTACACCGTGTCATACGGTACCCAGAAACGCGGGGCCACACTGTAGTAATGCGTTTTACCGTCAATCTCGCGGGTATAAAGTCGCGCCATGCTGTTCATATCCAGCTTACGGGCCAGGTCAAAGGCCAGAATGCACGGCTGCCCCTCGAACTGCTCAAGGGTCAGTGATTTATCCTCGCAGCTCTGCCAGCTCACCAGGTTGAAATACGCCGAACGCGCCGACACCCAGATATTGAGGTGTTTTGTTTTAAAGACGTTTGCCAGACGGGCGTTATTTTTCGCACGCTGCTGCTGACTTAACAAAAATTCGCGATAAACCGACACGCCAATATTCGGGTTAGCTTTTTCCAGCACCTGCGGGTCGGTCCAGTCATCGCCTTCGTCAACGGTATAGATGATCCCGAACAGTTCATCGTTGGGTACCGACCCGTTGAGCATCTCGATAACTTCCCGTCGCTTGTCGTAGCACGGCCCCTCAATGTTGTACCCGGCAGTAGTAATGGCCCACATCAGTGGCTGACGTCGCGCCCCCATCCCGGTAAGCATCGTGGTGTAAAGCGCATCGGTGGCGTGCTCGTGATATTCATCCACCACCGCACAGTGGGGTGATGAACCATCACCGGGGTTACCGATCAGCGGTTCAAACCGCGCGCCATCCTCCGGACGATTCATGTTTGAGGCGTTAACCTCAATCCCGAACGCTTCCGTCAGCATGGGTGTGCGTTTACACATCAGTCGCGCCGGGCGAAAGACTTCCCACGCCTGTTTCTCTGTCGTGGCACCGGAATACACTTCCGCGCCAAACTCGTTATCACAGGCAAAACAATACAGGGCAACACCGGCAGAGATTGCCGATTTGCCGTTCTTACGGGGGATTTCGGTATACACCTCCCGGAAGCGGCGCAGCCGGGACCCTTTATTGACCCAGCCAAACGCACAGCAGACCACAAATAGCTGCCACGGCTCCAGCGTGATGGGCATCCTCTTGAATGCCCACTCACCCTTGGTGTGCGGCAACAGCTGAATAAATTTGGCGGCCCGTTCAGCCAGGTCCTTGTCGAAGCGGTAACGAAACGACTTACTTTTTTCCGCCATCAGGTCATCAAGATGGCGCTGGCAGGCCTGAATCACAAACTGGCAGGCCACAATCTTTCCGCGCACAACATCACGGGCATACTGATTGGCAGCATTTACGTTGGGGTAAGATTTCCGGCTCATGACTCGATGATTTTCAGAAACGGGTTAGTGGCTTTCTTCTGCCCCGCCAGGCCAATCAGACGCTGGCGGCTGCTGGGGTCGAGTCCGAGCATTGCCCCCGTGCTGCTCATCTCGGACTCCTGTTCTTTTTTGGCGGTCAGCTCCGGATTTTTGACCCTGCCGCCCATTGCACCGGTGATGGTGTTGCCCTGTATGGCAATATTTTTCACGGCACGTCGCCAGAACTCATAGGCCACGCACCACCGCTCAAGCACCGCGAGGTCAGTCACGCACAACAGGCCCTGACCGCAGAGTTCTTTGGTTGTCAGTTGCCACATGATCGTGGCGAGAGGGAGATTTTCTTCTGCGAACCACTCCGGTGGCTCAACACCTTTGATGGGCGTAAAAACAGGTTCATCTTTATTCAGGGCTCGCTTGCCGGGGTTTCCGGCCAGCGCCTTGCGCGCCGTTGGCTTGGGGCGACGCCCGGAACGCCCCGCCGTTCCAGCCATATGCGGCACTCCTGGTTAAATTTCATTTTTCGCGGGTATAAAAAAACGATGGGGCGGGCAGTCCGGAAGACGTCAGGTCACAGGGATTTGACCCGCCCCTCCCCCACATACAGTTGAGAATTATTATCACTTTAACCGTTCACGGGCCGTCTTCGCCTTATGGCAGGGCCAGCACAGACTCTGCAGATTACTGTCGGCATCAGTGCCACCATGCGCTTTAGGAACGATGTGGTCAACGGTTTTCGCCTCACGCACCACACCAGCATGCAGACATGACTGACATAAACCTTTGTCACGCTTCAGGACGCGCTCGCGGATACCGTCCCACTTCGAACCATAACCGCGCTGATGACGAGACTGGCCCGGCTTGTATTGCTTCCAGCCTTCGCCTTTGTGGCTTTCGCAATAGCCTGACGGGTCTGTGGTTGTAGAGTGGCAGCCGCGAACACGGCAGGCTTTTGGGATTCGTGGGGGCATATGTACTCCAATGAAGAAGCCACCGACATAGCCTCCTCCATTCATAGTGAAACTATTTTCATCTACCCAGTAATGAATTCTTTGAAGAGTCGAGATCAATACAACTCACTAATGGGGAGGCTTGTCTCACACGTGAAACAAGCCTCCTGTTTGATTTACTGGACAGTATAGGACTGCAGAATGCCTTCCTCACTCGAATAACATCAATTAAGGAGGTTTAACACGGGTCAGTAGTGGTATTGCGGCAGCCGCGAACGCGGCAGACTTTCGGGATTCGTGGGGGCATATGTACTCCAATGAAGAAACCAGCGAAATAGCCGCCTTCATTCGTAGTAAACCTTCTTCATCTACGCAGTAATTAATTCTTTGAAGAGTCGAGATCAATACAACTCACTGATAGGAGAGGTTTGTCCAACACGTTGGACAAGCCTCCCGTTTGATTTACTTGACACTATAGAAGGACAGAATGCCTTCCTCACTCGAATAACATCAATTAAGGAGGTTCAACATGTTTCATTCCACAAGTCATCAGTCTGTAATTATGGTAGCATCAGTTTGTGCCACATACCTTTTCCGCTTCACTTTGAGTATGATTCATTTCTACCTGACCGGTTCGCCTCTATCTTTCTAATCCCCGCTTTGTCAATATTGCATTGTCCCAACGCTGACAACAGACTCACATTCAACTCCAGACTGGCACCATACGTCAGCGGATTGGGTATAAACGGTACAGGAGTATCAGAAGTCAGGCTGGCTGGCAGTGGTGCCACCGGAGTGCTCACGTAAACTGTCCGCGTACTTCCGCAACCGATCAGCAGCGGCAACAGGCACAGGACGTGAAGCACAGTCATCATCCGCAATGACCATTTTGATATCTTCCTGGGTTCTCTGTGACTCCAGTGCGATCTGCTGTTTTGCATGCTGGTTAGCCTCCAGAACTGTATTGAAGATTTGTAGTGATTGCAGGACGTTATTGGTAATGGCTGTTGCTGATTCAGCATTTCGTACAGTCTCATCAGCACGTTTCTTTTCGCGCTGATATTTGCTGTAGTAGTGGTTGGCAGACCAGATGAAAGAACCGATGACGGTAAAGAAGAATGCAGCGATAACCAGCTTATAGCTCAACTTCATTTACCACCCCACCAGCCTCTTTAAACCGGGAAATCAGGTCACCGATTTTATGTTCATACTGACCGTAACCTGCACCAGGTAGCGACGCCCAGATATTGCTGCAACGGTCGATAGCCTGACGGATATCACCGCGATCAATCATCGTTAAAGCGCCACGCTCTTTAATCTGCTGTAATGCCACGGAGTCCTGGCTTCTGGGAGAGAAGTCTTTCAGCCCTAGCTGCTTGCGGTAGGCATCCCACCAACGGGAAAGAAGCTGGTAACGTCCGGCGGCTGTTGATTTGAGTTTCGGGTTTAGCGTGACAAGTTTGCGAGGATGATCGGAGTAATCAGTAAACAGTTCACCACCGACAATAACGTCATAACCGTGGTTACGTGTCGGTTGTCGCCCGTTATCCGTTCCTTCTGACCATGCCACCATATCGAGGAAAGCTTTACGCTGGGAATTTAGTGCCTGCATAAATTACTCCTTCGTGCTACCAAATTTGTTACCGATTACTCGCATTGCAGCCCCACGAATAGCATCGACACCGATCAGCCCAACACCGCCACCAATGGCTACAGAAAGCGATTTAGGCCATCCGACATACTCAAGAGCGGATGCAAAGGTCAGCGTCAAAGCGCCACAGAGCAAAATCTCGAGCGTTTTTCGCTTCCAGCCACCACCACCGCCAAAATAGGCAATGCGCAAGCCAGCCATAACGATCGACATAATCACTGCGCCCAGCGGTGTGTCTCCACGCCACCAGCTCTGGACCAACTCCAGCCAGGTATTTGGGTTATGAGGCATTTGTAGTTATCTCTCACCTCGCCGATACAGGAGGTGCAAATTGAGGGAGTACCACGAACCGCAAATCAGAAGCGGAAACGTAAAAGAAGCCGAGCCAATGGATAAGTACTAGATAGACCAAGCCCAACGAATACCAAGGCCCAGAAACGACAAAACCCGCTCAATGGCGGGTTTAAGCTGTGTGGCGAAGTAACCACTCTTAACACGATACAATAATTTTTGCGTACGCGTTAGCGCTTTTGTATATTCAGCTTAATCCTATGTATTTATGGAAAAATAAGATGAGCAAGCGTGAAATCAAAACTAAAAAAATAATCTATAAAGAAGTCACAATGTCAGGTGTGTCAAAGACGCTCCAGTCGATGCTAATGGAGCTGCTCAAAAAACACACTAAAGCAGATTCTCGCAAGGAAATGGTCAACCCAGGAGAGGAAGACTTATTCCGATTAATTAATAAACATGAAGAGTTCCAGGGAATGCTGTTTTGCCAGCTTGTTGCCTTCGAACCAGGCCATTCTCAACGCTATATACAGCTTAAAAATGATGCTGAATCTTATGAAATAAGATCCGTAACATCAGATGAACTTTCTAAAATGACTGTTGAAGAAGCTGAAGAAGCACGCACAGAGAGGGAACAGGTTGTGCGTGAGTTTATAGATTCAATTCTTTATTTCGGTGTATTTGGTAACAGCATCGTAGTAATGCAATCCAGATCTCTTACAACAAGAGAACTTGAAACACATCTGAAATGGTTACTTGGCTCTTTAAGCAATTACTTAGGCGCAGAAAACATCTTAAAAGTTTCCGATAAGCCCAAAGAAGAGATCATTGAGGAAGTTCTAAAACGACCTGTAAAATCAGTTTCTATAGGTGCCCCTGTAACTGCCGTTAACGAATTTAGTCAAGGAAGCAAAAGCCCAGGCTGGGTTCCCGCAGGAACTGCCTCTGAACTCCTTAAAGCTATGTTAGCAGAGAAATGGGAAAGCTTCTTACGTAGTAGCAAGCTTGAAGATTGTCTTGATGACGCTAATCTTGAAGTAACGCTGAAAATCACATACAAGAGGAAAACTTCTGATTCAGGAGAAAGGATGTTAAGAAATCTTGTTGACGCTACCAGACACTACCCGGATGATGACGTCGTTGTTGAAATGGTTGGTGGGACGCGTTTAACTGGTAAAGAGATTCGTTTATGGAATACTGTTAAACTCACAACTTACAATAGCTTAATTGATGAACATGAACTATATGGCCAAATGCATGATTGGATGGTCGCTCTGATCAACAATGGAGAAATAGAAGAGACCGATGAATAGAGAGGCTGCTAAGTGCATATCCTACCAACAACCAAGTAGAGCATTCCACTTGGTTGTTGTAGTATTGCTTATGTCTACAGCCTGGTTTATCGCCAATAAGTACATCATTTTAACATCCATTCCTTGGGGCGTATTAACTATCCTCATCTTACCAATTGCAAGTAGCGCAACCCTGTTTCATAAGTTATCTGAAACCCAAAAAAACGTTGCTGAGGATTTATCTCGCAATGAACAAAGAAGGTTAACAAGGCTTATTAAAGAAAAAAGCCGGGCAACATTATTCATGCTTACGCTACAAATTTCGATAATAATTTTTGTGGCATTGATTAGCCTTGGCAATGAGTCCTCTTTTGTTCAACAGCACATTCATACTATAAGTAAATTCGTTGTTTGTGCTTTGGTTTTTTCACTATACTCATTAATCCCTGTTTTACTAGGAGTAAAGGAAGTCATTGATTTTGAAGGGTTAATAAAAACACGAAAAACATTAAATAAGCGTAAAAAATCTGCATTATCCAAGCTTGGGAAGTAATCCAAGCTTGGGTTAGCACTCTTAAACCATTCTCAGAACACCATCAATAAAACCTAAAGCAGTTTGCAATTCCTTTCTGATCGTACCATCTGAGCATTTCCGCTTCTTTGCAATTGTACGGAGCGAAACCCCAATAACAAAATGTGCGATTATCAGCTCATATTCTTCAGGCCTATATTTACGCAACCGAGCCACACAACTGTCTATCATAATGCCTTCGTCATCATCACACTGAATCCGGGACTTTTTGCCATGAGGTAAAAGCCCCTTGAAGCCAGCGGCTACCGGTTGCCAGTCCACTCCGCTATTGTCTGAAGCAGCCCAAGCCCCCCAACGATCCATCACTTCATACATATCACGCATCAACTTTCTCCACAAAATCAGGCCAGCACGCCAATTGCCAGCGCACGATCGATAAAACGAAATATCAGCTCCAGCTGGGAGCCATACATCTCTTCAAATGCCACGGTATCCGCATGCAGCTCGTCGTGATGCTTTCTGCACAAAGGCAACACAAAGAGGTCATGCGCTTTTGTACCCATTCCACCCTGACCGTGACCTATCAGGTGGTGGGGATCATCAGCAGGTTTTCCACAACATGCGCACGGCTGCGTCTTAACCCAACGCGTGTACTTTTCGTTAACCCAGCGGCGACGTTTTGGGCGTAACATAAAAGAGTCCGGCGACTCCGGATCCACTTTCAGCGCCAGCACCTTTTTTGCCTTATCCTGGATGATGCTGGTGGCAGGAACCGAAGGCACAAGGCCACTTTCCCGGGTGACAGACGGCACAACAGGCTTTGGTAATCTCAGTGCCTTACGGGCTGCACTTTCCGGTAAGGCATCCGCCAGGTCATTACGAATCAGCCACCAGCACAGTTCCGGCATTGTCACAACGTGACTGTCATCAAAACCGAGATCCCGACGCACAACAGACAACACCCAGCGGGCACAGTTATCCGTTGCCATTGACTCCAGCCGTTCCGTGAACTGATCGCGCAGCTGGTTATCGCAGTGCCAGCACAGACGGATTGCGCCCGGAGCGTGTCGCATTGTGGTCATGTTCTCGCTGTGCCAGTCGGAATGAGGCCACTGGCAGCCTTTTTCACGAAGTAACCAGCTTTCAAGACATTCCACGCCACCAGCACGACGGATCACTGCCTCATTGCGGAACACGGCCCGAACGGCAGGATCATCCGCCAGCGGTTGTGATGCCGCCGGAACGGCACCGCTGGCGAAAGATGAATAACGTTCCGGCTCAGGCTCCAGCAGGACACGCCCCTGCATAAACAGGGGCATCAGCTCTGAACCAGGTCTGAACAATACGATCCCCATACGCGGGGCAATTTCAGGGGTCAGTAGTGCTCTCACAGTCACCTCAATGAACGGTATCGAGCAGCTTTAACAGCTCAGGGAATCGGGATTCGAAGAAATGCGGCTGCGTCTCGCGCGGATTTGCGGGACTGGTGATGTTCTTGCCGAACATGCAGCCTTTCGCTGTCAGCGACCAGAATTTTTTGATGTTGTTAATCGAGGTACGGCTGTATCGTTCGCGTTGTTCAACGATCCCCAGCTTCGCCATCTGGTGATATGCCTGATTAGCCGTCAGGCAGATACCATACTGTTTCAGCAGTGCACTCAGTGACAGTGTCGGGCGACTTGAGCCATCAGGCGCGTCAGCAGGAGCATCAATGGCATAGCGCGGTGCCAGATTCGGTAAGCCAACAGCCTCCTGAAGCTTCTGACAGGCACCAAGCACTGAAGAGTTAGACAGGTTTAATTCCCGGCGCATAAAGTCCAGCAGAATCACACCAGCCTGCATCTTGTCAGCAGCCTGTCCGGATAATTTTTCCGGTGCGCTGGTTACCATGTCGAAAGTACGGATCACCTTCAGATGGAATGACGGGCTGATCCACATTGCATAGGCATACACCAGTTCTTTGCAGACATACGTCCCCTGGTTATTTCCGCCACGAATAACGTTAACTGGCTCTATATTGACCGAGTTGCAAATCTGCAACTCGCTTATTAAACGTTCAGTTTGCTCATTGCGGAGCCAGAATGCAGGCTTATGCTTATCCAGAGAACCGGCAGCCCTGTGCAGATCGTTCAGGCTGTAACGCCCATAAGCATCACGACGAACTTCAATACCATCAATGACCATCAGATTATTCATACTTCGTTTCTCCTCTTGATCAGGCGGCTGCACCCGCCGTTTTCTCGTACTTACTGATAGTGATCTCGACCTTCCCTTCCGGGATAACCGGTCCCCACTCCACCAGCATTCTTTTCACCTGACTGTCGTCTTCCCACACCCCCGCGTGGGTCAGGGCGTCAAACAGCGCCTTGTTATAGTTGTCCAGATCGCGGATCCGGTTATCCGGAGGAAATAACACGATCTCCACAGAAGCAGGTGCCGACGTTGGTTTCGGCAGACGACGTAACTGTTCAACTATTGCTGCACACGCCGCGCTCTGGAATTTTCGCCCCGCCTCGCTTATCAGGCTCTTACCTGCAAACGCCCCTTTGTTGGGGTGTCGCCAGTACGTGTTCACGCTGGGCGGAAAAGGCAGAATCAGCTTCATACTTTCATACCCCTCTTATGTAACCAGTGGGTTGCACGCAGCCTGGCGTTTTCCTCACCGGCAAGCAGTGAGCGGATAATCCCGACCGCCTCGCTGTCGTCGTCCTTCACCGCGGTATGAAGCGTTATCCCCCGGGCCACGCCACGCTTTATCGTGATGACGCCTTTTTTCTCCAGTGCGCGAAGATGCTCCACCGCTGCATTCACCGAACGGTATCCCAGCATGGTTGCCACCTCCTGATTGGTTGGCGGAAAGCCACGTTCTTGCTGGTAAGAAATCAGCATATCCAGCACCTGCTGCTGGCATTGAGTTAACGTCGTCATTAAGCCCCCACGTAATTCCCTGACAGATACCATTCATCACCCGATACAGCGCGCTTGCTGCTTTTCCGTAAGCACAGCTCACGACGCGCCAGAAAGTTGTTTCGTTCTGGCTGGGAGTGACTTTCACGGAATGCCGCCATCCACACCGTTGCAGCACGACGGTATAACCCCCTCGACTCCAGTTCTTCAGCCTGGCGGGTCAGGCATAAAATCACCCGGGGATCGTTAGTGCCGACATAGAAATTGCGCACAGGTCTGGTTTCACGAACTGGTTGTGGTTCCGGCTCCTGCGCTCTATCAGTCAGGCGCGGGAAATGTCTGCGTGTATCTCCTTCACAACGGTGAGCCACACGCCCACTCTGACGTAACTTGCTTGCTGACTGCAGAACGCGCTGCCGTGAGTAATCTGCAAAAGCATCCGCAATGTCTGCGGAAGTACACCCCGGATGGGCTTCAATGAATTTCTGAACGTCATTCAAAAGACTCATGATCACCCCCTGAATCCTGCCGGGATCTGGCTGTAGTCCACGTTGTCGTAACTGGCTTTGAAGTACGGGTCCTCGCGTCTGGCTGCAGATACCGCAGGAACTTCCCAGGATTCTTCGAAATGACGATCCGGACCAAAGAACGTGACAGCCTGTTTCACAAATTGTGTGCCGCTGTTACCCATCGCAGATACCCAGCCCGCGTAGCGTTTCACACCTTCCAGCATGGTTTCGGGGTTTACCCCCTCATTCAAACGGGCTTTCCAGGCTTTGAAGGCTGCAGATTTTGAATTGCCACCAGCACGTTTGGGATATGCCAGCCATGCCTGCTCAAACTCCGGAGAGTATTCCGGTCGGTTTGAACGAACTCGCACGGACTCATCAACTGATGCACCAACAGCTATTGGTTCATTGACTGATTCTTTGACTGGTTCAAAAGAGTGACTGGTTCTGGGTGAATCTCCTGCACTACCCCCTGATGCAACTCCTGCACTACATGGTGAATTTGCTGCACCAGATAGTGAATTATTTGCACTACCCCCTAGTGAATCTCCTGCACCATCCAGATGAAGGAGATAGATATTACTTGAGTTACCTTTTTCACCTTTCCGGGTGACTTTTTTTACCAGCCCGGACTCACAAAGGGCCGCAATATGATTCATCACAGAACGTTTGCTAATCTCGCACTGGTCAGCAATATGCTGATAGCTGGGCCAGCACTCCCCCTGATCGCTGGCATTATCAGCCAGCTTGATCAGAACCAGTTTTCGCAATGGATTACCCACTCGAATTTTCATCGCTTTAACCATCAGCTCCATACTCATGCTGCACCTCCGAGATGCTTCATGTTTTTTCCGGAGCGAAAGGCTATAAGCGGCATACTGACGCGGTAATTACGGCCCAGCGGTTCACAAATCACCTTCTGACATTCACGGTCAACCAGGCTAACACGTAGAACATGCCCTGCAGGCGTGGTGTACCACTGACCCGGACGAGGACAACGGAAAGTCTGATTGGTAAACCGTTTGAAAATATTTCGGATCATTTGCGCCCCCTTACCTCTGAAGAGTTCAGCGACGAATGAATAAGACGGGCAAGAAATGCCGCATCGTTAATTCGGTCATACAGACTTACTGCCAGCGGTGATTCAGCTTTTTCCAGCATGGGATAAAGCTGCTGCAACCAGGCCTGATGAATTGATGAAATGTAGGAATAGAGAACGCTGGCGTTATGTGCAACGTCGCTCGGTACAGAGGGCTTTGAAAGCTGTTTCTCCATCTGGTTAAAGGCATTGATATATGCCTCTTTGAACTGGGCAGCACGTTTACCCGTGAAACCCATAGCAAGAAACGCAAAACCGTCGCGTGTGATTTGGTAGCAAGGAAGTTTGCGTCCTGTGCAATCAGTGTAATCACTCACCGAAAAATTGCGGGCAGTGAATGATGCTGAGCATTCAAGCGTGCGGATCTTTTTCAGTACATCGTCATGACGTTTGGAGAAGAAGTTGGCAACAGCTAGGGATGAAGTAACAGCCTGACCATCAACGATGGCAATTTCAGGTTGAGTGAGGGTTGGGATCGTAGCCATGATGGCAGCCTCTTTGGTGATTTTTAATAACTCACCACCAAGGCTTTCCACGACCTTATTGGTGGTGAGACGTACAGGGGTGGAAATACCGGTCACCAAAGAACCCGGCCCAACCGAAGTTGGCCCTGCACGCCCCACCATAATTTGGGCGTAATGCTGCTCATGACACAAAAAAACCGCAAGAGCGCGGTTGTGCGCTTTGGTGAATTCCGGGTTTCCACGCCCGGCACCCGTTTTATAAGGTGCCTGAACAGTGTAACGTCCCGGAATGGCAGAATCAATGTGTTGGTGGTCCATCACACTCAACAAAATCACGCCTGAATTTCCACAAAGGACTAAAGCACTCATGCGGGTAGTCTTTGCGAAGATAGATAACACGCTGTGTTTCTGGTTCCCAACGAATAACATGAACATAGAGCCCTCTTCCGTCACGAAACCAGCGGTTAAGTTCCTGCACAACTCGCCCCCCACAGTCAGGTAAAGTTCTCTGTGGTTACTTACAGCCAGGTGATTTGGTAATCTGCATTCACGCCGTAACAACAGGTGTTCAGCGGCACTGACCACCAGCTGTTGCGACAAACGGTTATTTGCCGTTAAACTGTTCATGCGTTAGTTTCTCCACAGACACAAAACGCCACGACGCCCGGAGCTGCACACTCGCGGGCGTCACTCTTTTCTGGAGCGCAAAAGATTTTGTAGACCAGTGCTGCATGCTCCTGGAGCTTCGAAATTGACAGATACAACTCATCATTAATTGCTGTCTGCTCATGTGGCTCCACTACCCCATCTTCGATTGCCGAACGAATCTGCTTTGAGTAACTCCCGATCTGTTCGATGACTTCCAGCAGGCGCTGGTTTATATCGGCGTTCTCTACTTCCTCAATTTCAGGAAGCGATACAAACACCCCACCAGCAGACTGTGCGACAGCATCCGCAATGTAGTGAGTGCCAGCCGCGCGCTGTAAAATCATTGCCCATCCCAACGGGAAAATCTGATCACCATCTGCACGAAGGCGGTTGAATAAAGCATTCTCTGTTACATCAAGCCAGTCAGCCGCTTCAGCGTAACCACCCGGCAACGCCGCGATAGTTTTTCTGACAGCTTTCACGTACCACTCAGGCTGTTTTTCTACTTTCCAGTGATGCTTACCCACGGTTAGCCTCATCGTTCTGTGGTTAAAAATTGAAGGTGTTCTGTTAATCTTTCGGATAGATATCCGGTCTTAAGTCAGATTTCGTAATTGCACTTGACGTGCATTGCTCAAGTTTTTTAGCCAGCACAAAACTGGCTTTTTTATAACCATTGAAAACCAGCCGTAAGTAGCCAGGTGTTGAGCCAACTTTTCCGGCCAACTCGCCCTGCTGTTCTTTGGTTAAAGAGTCCCAATACGCTTTCATACAACATGTACCTCCAGTATACATACTACATGATTGAGATGAACCTTCAAGATACTTGTACCTTATCGGTACAAAGGTTTTAATTTCGTTATGAAAACAATCCATGACATCCGGCGGTCTAACGCCAGAAAACTGAGAGATGGTGTTGGCGGAAATTCATCCTTTGCCACCATGATTGATCGCGAGCCTACCCAGACCAGCAGGTTTATGGGGGATGGCGCTACTAAAAATATCGGTGACAGCATGGCACGGCACATCGAAAAATGTTTCGACCTGCCTGTCGGATGGCTTGATCAAGAACACCAGACAACGAACATCACAAAAAAACCTGATGTTTCAATCACTAATAAAAAAATAACGTTAGTCCCTGTCATATCATGGGTACAGGCCGGAGCATGGAAAGAAGTTGGCTATTCTGAGGTTGATTTGAGCACAACAGAAACGTATCCCTGCCCTGTACCCTGTGGCGAAATGACTTATATATTGAGGGTGATTGGTGATTCAATGATTGATGAGTACCGTCCGGGAGACATGATTTTTGTCGATCCAGAAGTACCAGCCTGCCACGGCGATGACGTTATTGCATTGATGCACGATACAGGTGAAACCACCTTCAAAAGGTTGATAGAAGACGGGACACAGCGTTATCTCAAAGCATTAAACCCCAACTGGCCTGAGCCTTACATTAAGATAAACGGTAATTGCTCTATCATTGGTACAGTTATTTTCTCAGGAAAACCAAGAAGATACAAAATTAAAGCCTGATCAATGTCTATGAACCTGCTTCGGCAGGTTTTTTTATACTTGACAATGTACCCTGTAGGTACATAATGTACCTACATAAGATATCGAACAGGCAGGACGCCCACGAAGTAGCCGTCCGGGGCATACGAAGACCGGAATGATTCGTAAATAAAAAAGCGCCCAAATGGACGCTTCACTTTTGAACTGGATTTATAATCAATTATTTTCTTCATAAATGTTTTGTAATGTATTTATGAGATTTGGTATTTCTTTTATGGGAAAAGAATATATTGGACTTTCGATAATTTTATCAGATTCAAATGGTGGTTGTTTGCAGGACAGTTGAACTATAACTGAATTATGATCTTTAACTGGCACACAGTACCAACCACATACATCAAAAACAGGAGTATTTTGATTATCCATTATGTCCTCGACAACTAAAAACACTGCGTACAAAACTCAAAAGCAGGGAGTTATTTATAAAATTTCATAAAGAATAATTACCGATAGCGACAATTCATTGTTCTTGAATTTTGAAAAATAGCAAGACAAAACAATGTAAACTTATTTAAAAAAACTTCTTATTATGTAAACAAAACAACCAATTCGTTATATAGGAAAAACAAATAGTACACAAGAAAATATTCAACAGGGGTATTACATTCAACCATAAGAGTAATCGTCTCTTTGGTAACTAATACCGAACATTTTATTGTAACACGGCGTATGGCACATGCGTCGTTAGCGGTCTGGGGACGTTAAAGGGGACAATCCACTCCTTGCTCGGGCAAACAAACCAGGTAGCCGGAATGTGCAAGTCAATGATGATGCTGATAAGACGCCTAACCAGCGTGGCGATCCGGTTTGACGCCTGGGAAGAGACCAGGGTGCAACGATGAGGGTATTTATGGAGCCGCGACAAAGTGTGGTGCCGTAACTGGCTAAGTGCTCTCAGCGTTGTGGTAATCCGCGAAATGGCGCGGCGGTAAGTATGGCGGGGTTACTCTTTCCCCGTTGAGGACACCGGATTGTCAGGTTGACCATACGCCTGAGTGACAACCCCACCACAACAGCCACTGCTTTGGCGGTACCAGTTTGTACACTTGCTTCCGGCTGGTACCGCTCTTTTTACAAAACAGAGAAGAGCATCACCGGACGACGGGCTCATAACCCAATCCATCCGGGCGGCAGCCACCGCAGGTGTTCTTCTCTGTTTTGTGGAGAAACTAATCGGCCTTGCAGGGTCGATATGATGAGGAGCAGCAAAATGGCTAGCGAACGCAGTACTGATGTGCAGGCATTTATCGGGGAGCTGGACGGCGGCGTATTTGAAACCAAAATCGGCGCAGTTCTCAGTGAAGTCGCTTCCGGTGTGATGAACACGAAAACCAAAGGTAAGGTCTCACTCAACCTGGAAATCGAACCATTTGATGAGAACCGTGTGAAAATCAAACACAAACTCTCATATGTTCGCCCGACTAACCGCGGGAAAATTTCCGAAGAAGACACTACCGAAACGCCGATGTATGTCAATCGCGGTGGTCGCCTGACTATTCTGCAGGAAGACCAGGGACAGTTACTGACTCTTGCCGGTGAACCTGACGGAAAACTCCGCGCAGCAGGTCGTTAATATCGTTTTTAATTAACTGATTATTTATCTCATCACTGAATATCTTTATATAGTGAGGACTTATTATGTCTCAGAACTTAGACGCAACCGCAATTAATCAAATCCATGCCCTTATTTCTGCTCAGGGTGTTAATGAAATTATCAGTAAGATTGGTGCCGATGCTGTGGCATTGCCTGAGAATTTCCGCATTCATGATCTGGAAAAATTTAATTTAAATCGCTTCCGTTTCCGTGGTGCGCTTTCCACTGCCAGCATCGATGACTTTACCCGTTATTCTAAAGATCTTGCAGATGAAGGCACCCACTGCTTTATCGATGCTGATAATATGCGTGCCGTCAGTGTGCTTAACCTGGGTACTATTGATGAACCAGGTCACGCAGATAACACCGCCACACTCAAACTGAAAAAGACAGCACCGTTCTCTGCTCTGTTGTCTGTTAACGGCGAGCGTAACTCCCAGAAGTCACTGGCAGAATGGATTGAAGACTGGGCCGACTATCTTGTGGGCTTTGATGCTAATGGTGACGCTATTCAGGCAACAAAAGCGGCTGCGGCTGTCCGTAAAATCACGATTGAAGCAAACCAGACCGCTGATTTTGAAGATAATGACTTCAGCGGCAAACGCTCCCTGATGGAGTCTGTCGAAGCGAAGACCAAAGACATTATGCCAGTGGCATTTGAATTTAAATGCGTTCCGTTTGAAGGTCTGAAAGAACGTCCGTTTAAATTACGCCTCAGTATTATCACTGGCGATCGTCCTGTACTGGTTCTGCGCATTATTCAGCTGGAGGCGGTGCAGGAAGAAATGGCTAACGAATTTCGTGATCTGCTTGTTGAGAAATTCAAGGACAGCAAAGTAGAAACCTTTATTGGTACTTTCACCGCCTGATTTCATTACTGCAAATGCCCCTGCGGGGGCATTTATGGAAACGTAATTTACTCAATAATCGCCGGATGGTGAGGGATTCTTTTTACCAGAATTCAGCGCGGTGCAGCGCATATACGTGGAGAACAAAATGTCATTTATTAAAACTTTTTCCGGGAAGCATTTTTATTATGACAGGATAAATAAAGACGACATCGATATTAACGATATCGCGGTTTCCCTTTCAAATATCTGTCGCTTTGCCGGTCATCTTTCGCACTTCTACAGCGTCGCCCAACATGCGGTTCTTTGCAGCCAGCTGGTGCCGCAGGAATTTGCTTTTGAAGCGTTAATGCATGATGCAACAGAAGCGTATTGCCAGGACATTCCCGCACCACTGAAACGCCTTCTTCCTGACTATAAACAAATGGAAGAAAAAATAGACGCCGTAATCCGTGAGAAATACGGGTTACCCCCAGTTATGAGTACGCCCGTGAAATATGCCGATCTCATCATGCTGGCAACCGAACGCCGCGATCTCGGGCTTGATGATGGCTCTTTCTGGCCTGTACTGGAAGGTATCCCGGCAACAGAGATGTTCAACGTGATTCCACTGGCACCGGGCCATGCCTACGGGATGTTTATGGAACGCTTTAACGAGTTATCGGAGTTACGCAAATGCGCATGAATGTTTTCGAAATGGAAGGGTTTCTTCGTGGGAGATGTGTACCGCGAGATCTGAAAGTAAATGAAACAGATGCTGAATACCTGGTGCGTAAATTCGATGCGCTTGAAGCTAAATGTGCAGCACAGGAAAACAAAGTAATACCAGTGTCAACTGAACTGCCACCAGCAAATGAAAGTGTTTTGTTATTCGATGCTAACGGAGAAGGCTGGCTAATTGGCTGGCGTTCTCTCTGGTACACCTGGGGACAAAAAGAAACCGGAGAATGGCAGTGGACATTTCAGGTCGGGATCCTTGAAAACGTCAATATCACTCACTGGGCAGTAATGCCAAAAGCACCGGAGGCTGGAGCATAATGACCACTTTTACCGACAAAGAACTGATTAAAGAAATTAAAGAGCGTATCAGCAGCCTTGACGTGCGAGACGATATTGAGCGCCGTGCTTATGAAATCGCACTCCTATCTCTGGAAGTAGAACCAGATGAACGCGAAGCTTATGAATTATTCATGGAAAAGCGTTTCGGTGACTTAGTAGATCGTCGGAGAGCAAAAAACGGCGATAACGAATACATGGCATGGGATATGACTCTCGGTTGGATCGTCTGGCAGCAACGAGCTGGTATCCATTTTTCAACAATGTCACAGCAAGAGGTGAAATAATGGAGCCATACAGCCTCACACTCGATGAGGCCTGTCATTTTCTCAAGATATCCAGACCGACTGCCATTAACTGGATACGCACAGGGCGTCTTCAGGCAACACGCAAAGATCCCACTAAGAATAAATCTCCTTACCTCACAACACGACAAGCCTGCATTGCGGCTCTTCAGTCTCCGCTGCATACTGTCCAGGTGAGCGCGGGTGATGGCATAACAGAGGAAAGAAAATGTCACTCTTCCGCAGAGGTGAAATATGGTACGCCAGTTTCACATTGCCGAACGGTAAAAGATTTAAACAGTCTCTTGGAACAAAGGACAAAAGGCAGGCGACAGAACTCCATGACAAGCTAAAGGCTGAAGCATGGCGGGTCAGCAAACTTGGTGAAATACCTGATATAACGTTCGAGGAAGCGTGTGTCAGGTGGCTTGAAGAGAAAGCACATAAAAAATCACTGGACGATGACAAAAGCCGGATCGGATTCTGGCTTCAACATTTCGCAGGAATGCAACTAAGAGACATTACTGAATCAAAAATTTATTCAGCAATGCAGAAAATGACGAACCGGCGTCATGAGGAAAACTGGAAACTCAGGGCAGAAGCATGCAGAAAAAAAGGGAAACCTGTTCCAGAATACACGCCAAAACCAGCGTCCGTTGCAACGAAGGCTACGCATCTTTCATTTATAAAGGCCCTACTAAGAGCCGCAGAGCGTGAATGGAAAATGCTGGATAAGGCACCAATTATTAAAGTGCCTCAACCAAAGAATAAACGGATCCGCTGGCTGGAGCCCCATGAAGCACAAAGGCTGATTGATGAATGTCCGGAGCCATTAAAGTCTGTTGTTGAATTTGCACTGGCAACAGGCTTAAGACGCTCGAACATCATCAACCTTGAATGGCAACAAATAGATATGCAGCGCCGGGTGGCATGGATAAACCCGGAAGAGAGTAAATCAAACCGCGCAATCGGCGTTGCGCTGAATGATACTGCATGTCGCGTTTTGAAAAAACAAATCGGGAATCATCACCGTTGGGTATTTGTGTACAAGGAAAGCTGTACCAAACCAGACGGAACGAAAGCGCCAACAGTAAGGAAGATGCGGTATGACGCAAACACAGCCTGGAAAGCGGCGCTGAGATGGGCTGGCATTGATGATTTCAGATTTCACGACTTGAGACACACCTGGGCAAGTTGGCTGGTTCAAGCCGGAGTCCCGTTGTCAGTGTTACAGGAAATGGGAGGCTGGGAGTCTATCGAAATGGTTCGTCGATATGCTCACCTTGCACCTAATCACCTTACCGAACACGCACGGCAAATAGACTCGATCCTGAACCCATCGGTCCCAAATTCGTCCCAGTCAAAAAATAAGGAAGGTACTAATGATGTGTAACTTATTGATTTAAATGGTGCCGATAATAGGAGTCGAACCTACGACCTTCGCATTACGAATGCGCTGCTCTACCAACTGAGCTATATCGGCCCTGAAAGGACATGTTCACGAACGTGAATCACGGTGGACAAGGTTAAAACTAACCGGGCGATGCGTCAATGGCCTTGTGAATCAAATGGCTACTTTTGCATCACCCGGTTTTATTTACGCACGAATGGTGTAATCACCAATGCCGATCCACTTATAAGTGGTCAGTGCTTCCAGCCCCATTGGGCCGCGCGCGTGGAGTTTTTGTGTGCTTACCGCAACTTCCGCCCCCAGTCCAAACTGGCCGCCGTCGGTAAAACGCGTAGAGGCGTTAACGTAAACAGCGGAGGAATCCACTTCGTTAACAAAACGCTGGGCGTTGCGCATATCGCGGGTCAGGATCGCATCGGAGTGTTGCGTGCCGTGTTCACGAATATGGGCAATGGCGTCATCCAGATCGCTAACGATTTTGACGTTCAAATCTAATGACAGAAACTCATCGTCATACTCTTCGGCTTTAACAGCCACCACCTTCGCGGGGCCTGCCTGCAACTGCGCCAGCGCGGCTGCATCAGCGTGTAACGTCACGCCGCTTTCCGCCATTTGTTTGCTTAATGCGGGCAGGAAGCTATCTGCGATGTTTTTATTTACCAGCAACGTTTCTACCGTATTACATGTGCTCGGTCGCTGAGTTTTCGCGTTGACGATCACTTTTAATGCTTCAGCGATCTCTGCGCTTTCATCAACGTAAATATGGCATACGCCTATACCGCCTGTGATCACCGGGATTGTCGACTGCTCGCGGCACAGTTTATGCAAACCAGCCCCACCGCGCGGGATCAGCATGTCGATGTATTTATCCATACGCAGCATTTCACTGACCAGCGCACGGTCAGGATTATCAATTGCCTGCACGGCACCCGCCGGTAAGCCGCAGGATTTCAGGGCGTCCTGAATCACCGCTACCGTTGCAGCGTTAGTGCGACAGGTTTCTTTGCCGCCGCGCAGGATCACCGCGTTACCGGTTTTCAGGCACAGGGAAGCAACATCAACCGTCACGTTCGGGCGCGCTTCATAAATCACGCCAATCACCCCCAGCGGTACGCGACGACGCTCAAGACGCAGGCCGCTGTCCAGTACGCCGCCATCGATTACCTGCCCTACCGGATCGGCGAGATTGCACACCTGGCGCACATCGTCGGCAATGTCTTTCAGCCGTGCGGGCGTCAGTGCCAGACGGTCAAGCATCGCTTCGCTAAGGCCATTGGCACGCGCGTCTGCAACATCCTGCGCGTTAGCGTTGAGGATACTTTCGCTTTGTGCTTCCAGTTCATCGGCGATTTTTTCCAGCACACGATTTTTTTCGCGGCTGGAGAGTTGCGCTAATTTATACGAGGCTTGCTTCGCGGCAATGCCCATTTGTTCCAGCAT